ATTTCTCACAAATGGACTGTTAAAACAAGCTGTTCTTATGCCTCATCAACAACTGGGGTGACGGAAAAAGGCAATTGTGGATCTGCCTACTTTGTCTTTAATGCCCGTGAGAATAATAAGCTCATAGGTTTGCACATAGCAGGAAGTTCAACATGTTGTCTTTTCGCTCCAATTTACACGGAAGATCTTGACGGATTGATGGAGCTTGAAGATGAATTGGAATTACAAGCCACACAAGCCACAATATTGCTATTTCAAGTCGATGAACCAACACCACAAGAAGTTCAAAATATTAAAAAATCTTTGCCAAATGTTGAACCAACAGGAATATGTATCAATCCAGATGGTGGACCTGCTATGATCTATCAAGCGGATAAAACAAGAATTTATCACTCTGTTTTGGCTTCTGGAAGGTTCGTGTCTCACTGTGAACCAGCTGTTTTGAATAAAAATGATGAACGTATGGATGTCGTTCCCTTTGATGTATTAGTTGAAGGAATGAAGAAGTTCACAAAAGATCGAAAAAGAAAAATCGACCTACCATTATTATCAAAAGTTGGCAAAGAAATTGCTCAATATTTAATTGGAAAAATGGATGCTAATACAACAATAAAAGTTCTCACCACTACCGAAGCTTTAAATGGAACAACAACAGTTGATGGAACAGGTGCAATTAATATGCAAACTTCACCTGGTTTCCCTTTTCAAAATCCTTTTGGCAAATATGGCTATATTACACGAGATGCTGAAGGATTATTAAAAATAATGGAAAATGCAAATGGTCAAAAATTACTTAATATGATGAACATCCTTGAACAATCGGCTAGAAGAAGGAAAATGACAAAAACAGTTTTTACAGCAACTTTAAAAGATGAAGCCCTCAAACCATCGAAGATTTCATCTGGAGCAACACGAGTTTTTCTCGTTTCTCCACTTCATTTCACATTGGTTTATCGGAAATATTTGTTAACAATCATTCAAAACATCATCAATTCTCGTTACCATCATCCATGTAAAGTCGGAATTAATGCAGGATCACATGAATTTTCTGAATTATTTTATTATATGAACAAAGTCAACAGTACTGGTTTCTTTGCTGATTATAAAAATTTTGATGGTTCAATACCAAAAGAATTCATGATGGAAGTTGTGAACATTTACAACGCTATTGCAAGAAAATTCGACAGAAAATGGGTACCAGAAGATGATGAAATTAGAAAAGGAC